AGTCCATTAGAATGGCTTAAACACCTACAGGAAGAACTTATGGATGCAGTTCTATATTTAGAAAAAGTAAAACAAATAAATAAATAAAAAATGGAAACAAAAGTAAACGGAGGAGCAATCTTCAAAAACGAGAAAAAGGCGGACACGCACCCAGACTACAAAGGAACTATTAACGTAGATGGCCAAGACAAAGAAATAGCGTTATGGGTTAAGCAAAGTGCAAAAGGAACTACTTATTTTTCGGTAAAGATTTCAGAGCCTTACAAAAAGGCGGAAGAACAACCTGAAGGCAAATGGATTAAACCCGAACAAGTGATACCTAAGAATGATTCATTACCCTTTTAGTTATGTACATTGACGATTACACTCTACGAAGGTTACTTCAGGAGTTGCTACGTAGAAAAACACGAAACCAAATAGTACAAGAAATAAAGTTAAAAGGTGAAAAGTTCCACCAATACAACTTAGACAAATTCTTAGAAGGAAAAGACGTAAACTTATCCACCTTACAAAAAATAGATAAGTACGTTTGTAGGCAATACTACAAAGAAGGAAAAAGCCCACTTTTATAGTGGGTTTTTTTTGTATTTAAAAAATATGATTATATTTACGTCGTGGAATTGATTAGTTTATTAGCATTGAGTTGGTGGTTTACGGCATTTGAACCTATCCAAGTTCTTATTGACAAGTCTTTTGAGCGTTTACCCATTACTCCTTTAACGATGTATTTGCATAGCGCATTTGGGTGCTGGAAGTGTGTATCTTTTTGGACTACTCTAATAGCTACACAAAATCTATTCTACGCTTGTATCGTATCATTAACGGCTTATATCATATCGGAATGTTTACAGACTCTGACAAGGCATTAATAAACGAGATTCACGCACTCGACGAAACCAAAAGATACGCAAAGACGAATCTAATTAAGCTACGCGCTATAAAAGAAAGGATAACCAAAATAAAAGACAAAGAATGTTTTTGTCAATCGGTAAGGCGTAGGGTATGGTACACCGATTTTAGAACCTGGTATGAAAGCCGTTCTTGACAAGTACATACAAAGTAATTACGACGAAGTAAGAAGATACACAAACTACTTCCTTGTAAGAATGAACAGCCATATAGACGCAGACACAGTTATAAACAACTCTTATTTACACGTTTTAAGCATAAATGATAATACGACTTGTAAAGAAAAGGTTAAATCTTACCTTTTAAACACAATCAAATGTCAAATTTTATGGTCTACGAGTCAGTCAAATAACGACGATAGAGTAACTGCAATCGAAGAAGGTAAGCAACAGGACTGCGAAAACACGGATTTAGAGTGGAAAATTCAGTTAGAAGAACATTATATCCGTAAAAAAGCAATAATAGAAATATATAGAAGCAGCATAAAAGATAGAATTAAACAAATTATCTTCGAAGCGTATTACGACAAAGGCTTAACTACTCAAAAGGAACTCAGTCAATACTTCAATATTTCGATGACTGCAGCGCATTTTTTAATTAAAGAGATAAAACAAGGCATAAAAGAAATTCAATATAGTTATGACACACGCTAATTTACTTGCGACACTTGCTTTTTTTACTGCCGTCTTTGGTGGTTTTGCTTTAATGCTTAATCATATGGAGTTATTCCGTGTTTTTGGTGGACTATTTATAGTTTTGTGGTGTTTGTTTAAATTAGCATTAGAATTAGAGAATTATGAAAAGGATTAAATTAGAGTACATAGATAAAACTATCGTACAAAAAGACGGAATCTTAGGAAACCGAAAAATAGTAGTAGCTACTATAGACCCTACTAAATATTCTTATTACGCTTCTATAGGACTTGGTTATCTTTTCGAAGATACTACGATAAAATATGTAGGAATAGAACAAGAAACTGAAGAAGAACTTGTAGAAGAACCATTAGAAGAAGTTAAACCTATAAAAACACGAAGGAGAAATGCCAAAGCCAAAAAGTGAAGAATCACGTAAAGAATTTATGGAAAGGTGTATGGTAGACCCTGAGTCGGTAAATACTTTTCCGGATGCGTCAAAAAGATATGCCGTATGTAATTCAATATGGACTACCGATAGGATGACATCAATGAGTAAATTCTTAGACGCATACGCAGAAACTTATAACGACTATCCTAAACAAGCTACTGAAAACGCAAAAATAGCGTTAAGATGGGCAGAAGAAAACGGATGGGGTGACTGCGGAACTCCTGTAGGTAAAATGAGAGCGAACCAATTAGCAAACGGAGAACCTATTTCAGAGGACACTATTTCAAGAATGGCAAGTTTTGAAAGGCATAGACAAAACTCCGAAAAAGAATTAGGCGACGGATGTGGTCGTTTAATGTGGTTAGCTTGGGGTGGTGACGAAGGTATTGAATGGGCGCAACGTAAACTTGAACAAATAAGAAATGAAAAAGCAAACTAACGTAACCGCACACCTTAGGAAAACACGAAAAAAAAGACCTAAGCAACACTCAAAAAGTTCAAAGCTAAAAACAAGCAAAAGATACATAAAATTAAACAGAGGTCAAGGATGAGAAACGAAGATTTAAGGTTCTTTTTAATAGACACCGGAGTAGATGTCCAGAACTATTGTCAATACGTATGTGACAAACTACAAAAAGACGGACACCACTACCTATTATACCTAAGTGACCAACCTAACTTATTCTGCGTAGAAGAAATAAGCGAAGACGAATTTTTTAAACACGTAAAAAATGGCTAATAAAGGAAAACCAAGAAACATAGATAGTCCCGAAGAACTATATAATCTTTTTGAAGAATACCAAAAAGACTGCAAAAGTAGAATAAGACGGATACCAAAAGCAACAGTAAAAGGAGTAGTATACGAAGACCATATACCACCACTTACAATAGACGGCTTTAAAACCTACTGCAATAAAAATAACAAAGATATAAACCGATATTGGTATAACTTGGAAAATAACTTTCAAGATTACGTAACCATCGTTACGCGCATTAAGGAAGAAATACGAAACGACCAAATCGAAGGAGCTATAGTTGGCCAGTATAACAATAATATCGTGGCAAGGTTAAACGGCTTAAAAGAAAACTCAGACGTAACTACAAACGGCAAAGAGATAAACGAAATTAAGATAAACATAATCAAAGGTGACAATAAGGGAAGTTGACCAAATGTGTCAAGTAGTAGAAGCGTTCATTCTAAAGAAGAAAGGTGAGCGCGTCACTATAAACCGAACACAAGTTATAATGGATATGCGTCAGCTTCAAATGCTATTACAGGCTTTTAATGTAGCAAATGGAAATAAATAGTACAATCATATTTGAAAAGAACTGGAGCGCACTTCAAGAAAAAGGGGTGCGTTTTGTTATTAATGAAGGTGGTTCGCGTTCAAGTAAGACCTATTCACTTTGTCAAATGGTTATCGTCTACTGTCTACAAAATCCTAACAAGGTAGTCAGTATTATTCGTAAGACTTTCCCGGCATTACGTGCAACTGTTATGCGTGACTTCTTAGAAATCTTAAAAGATTTAGACATCTACGAAAAGACGAATCACAATATGTCCGAAAACATTTATAGGTTTCCAAACGGAAGCATAGTAGAGTTCTTTTCCGTAGACGACGAACAAAAGATTAGAGGGCGTAAACGTGACATAGCGTGGTGTAATGAAGCTAACGAACTATTCTACGACGACTTTACGCAGTTGAATATGCGTACCGAAACAAAGCTAATCTTCGACTATAACCCTTCGGATAGTTCGAGTTGGTTATACGAGTTACCAAAAGACGAATCAATCCTAATCAAATCTACTTACAAAGACAACCCTTTTCTACCTGAAACTATCAAACGTCAAATAGAAGATTTAAAACGTACTGACGAAGCGTTATATCAAATTTACGCATTAGGAGAAAAAGCCATCTCTAAATCTAACATCTATTCTAATTGGACTTTCCTTAAACACAGACCCGCAAAATATACTTCTTATGTCTACGGCTTAGACTTTGGATATAATCACCCTACTGCATTAATGCGTGTCTACTGGCGTGATAACGACATTTACATTGAGCCGGTTATTTACGAGTCTTATTTAACTACTACGAACCTAATCGAGAAAATGAAGATTCTAAACGTAGAAGAAAATATCGAGATACTTGCCGACTATTCAAGACCCGAAATAATTCAAGAAATGAATAACTCGGGTTTCAACGTATTAAACGCAAACAAGGTAGTTAAGAAAGGTATTGACAACGTAAAGTCGTTTGGTGTATTTTGTGAAGAAGACCAGCGCATAAAAAAAGAATACGAGAATTACAAGTGGAAAAAGATAGGCGACAATATAACCGACGAACCGATAAAGTTATACGACGATGCTATGGATGCTGTGAGATATGCGACGACGTACATAAAAGAAAACTACTATACCGACGATAGCTACATAGCCTTCTAAAAACACGAATAAAAACGCTTTTAATATAGTTATGGCAATAACAATAATCGCAGAACCACAAGACTTCACTCCAGCTTATAACGAGTGTAAATTTATAATAGATAGCACTAACGTAAACAACGTAGGTTTTAGGTATATCTTCGACATATACGAAAGTGGAACTTCTAACAAAATAGCTGAATATAGAATCCTTCCGGATTTAAATGGTTATGGAGAACAAGACCTATCGAAACTTTTAAGCAATCAAGTTACCTATGATTTCAATCCTACTATCACTACGTTCTACGTACCTACGAATAGTTACTATTCCTACGATGTTAAGTTCGGTGAAGAGTATCTGACGACAACTTCTTACACTTCGTCTTTAACAAATAGTTCCGGAAACGTAAGAATAAACGTAACGAATACTTTTGTAGTAGGCGACCAAGTAAACATATCACAAGCTGACGGCGGTGTGGCTAATCCAACGTTAGAAGGTTTGCATACTGTTATCGCTCAAGGTGTAGGCTATTTCGTTGTGGATGCGTTATGGTCGGATGTAACTGACGCAACTATAAACGGAGATGTTACTTATGCTGACAATAGAAAAACGATAACACGAGATATAACTACTACTCTTAGAAAGTTTGTTTTCAATGGAGCGGTTAAATGGATAGATTTTCCGATATACGACGAAACGGATTACACGTTAGATAATGCGAATGGTTTATGGTTAACTAACCAGCCTTTAAGTTTTCATTGTACGTTAGGCCAAGACTTATGGTTGAATTTAAAGAACAACGCAAATTTCACGCTTACGAATAGACGGATATATTTTGAAAATTCTAACGGAGATGTTTTCTATAAAATAGTAGGTGCATTAGATTTTATGTATGGAGTAGCAGTAGGATGTAATAATTTCGGTACGTTAACTTTGGTTTCAGGAACTGCTGATTTAATTAAATCCGATACTGAATACTACGACTTTTGGTATACTTATAACGCAAGTGCTACGGAGCGTAGCGAGAGATATAGAATTTATATCGATAGACGGATATTAATATCTGAAACACACGTTTTATTTTTAGATAGAATGGGTAGTTTGAGTAGCTTTGCTTTTCAGCTTAAAAACTACGAGCGTGGAAACATAACGAGAGAACTTTATAACAAGGATGTAACTGGTTATGTTAGTAGTGGTCAATGGAAATATAAAACTTATGAACAAGGTTTTGTTAATTACAATACTCAAGTTACTACGAGTTACGACTTAAACACGAATTGGATGACTGAGAACGAAGGTATTTATTTTCAAGAATTACTTTCGTCACCACAAACGTGGGTAAAGAACGTAACTTATCGAGTAACTGATGACCTACTAAATAGATATGACGAAGACGGATGTATTATAAGAATACCTGAAAGTACGGAGTACGTTAGTTGTAATGTTACCACGAATAGTTTTGAAGTATTTAAACAACGAAACAAAAATCTTATAAAACAAAGCATTTCAATTAGACTATCAAATAACGACATAATCAATGGTTAAAATCGTATTAGAAAACGGAACGCTTGACATTAGAGAAGATGTTAATTTTCCGTTGAGTTTTAGTGTTTCGGATATTAGGGACATATCGAAAAGAACAGGAACGTTCTCGAAAACTATTATCGCTCCCGGCACTAAGAACAATCACGAGTTATTAGGGCATTACTACGATGTGAATATTCAGTCAGGGACATTTAACATAAACACTATCACGAAATGTCAAGTAATTCAAAATGGAGTTCCTATATTACAGGATGCGTTAATTCAATTAATTGGAGTTACAAAGAAGCAAAACACGAACGCTTACGAAGACGAAGTTAACTACGAGTTATTAATAAAAGACTCTAAGGTAGAGTTCTTCACTCAGATAGCAAATAAGGAATTAACCGATTTAGATTTCTCTGATTTAAACCACACTTTAAATAGTGCATTTGTAGTTAGTTCTTTTAGTAATACGGTAGCAGACGGCTATAAATACATACTTCCTTTTTCGGATGACAATACCTATAGACTAAATGAGTTTAAACCGGCTATTTACGCGAAGACATATTTTGATAGGATATTTTCAAATGCTGGTTTTTCTTATACGTGGAATGGACTACAAGACGCAAAGTTTGATAAGTTACTAATTCCTTACAACGGAGATTTAGAACAAGCTAATGTAGACGCATATAAGGTAATAGAAGAAAATACGTGGATAACTTCTTACGTTAGTCCAATAGGTCAAAACCCAACCTTCTACGAAACTTTAACTTCGTGGACTGAAATATTAGATGTTGCTTCATTATTTAATCCTGTAACTGGAGTTTATACTGCGCCATTATACACCGACACGGCACAAGGTCAATACTACAATTTTAAGTTAACTTATTCAACTAAATTATTTTTGGATAACACAAGTGCGGGTAATGCCTATTCAGTAAGTCAACAGCAAGGAACAATAGTTCCTGAAGATAGATATTATAAGTTACATTTTAGGCTAATAAAAAACGGAAGCACTATTGTGGGTCAATATACTATACCCGGATTTGGTGTTTTCTTTGATGGTTCGACTGCTTTAGCGAGTGGTACAACTGTTATAGGCAATCCATCGCAAGTAGTTACCATTCCTACTAATCAAACTATAATTCCTACTGATACCATACAAGTTCAAGTAGGATTTAGTTTTGTTTCAAATGATACTGCTAATACTTTTTGGCGTGATGCTGCTGCACCAGCATTAGGTAATTTAGTACAAGTAAATCACGGAGTAGACATTTCGAGTTTACAACTTGAAATCTTACCTAACAACGCTTTAAATTTATACAATGGACTTATTTCGGTAAATGGTTATATTCCTTCTAAAATTAAACAAAGTGATTTCGTTAAGTCTATATTTCAAATGTATAATTTGTACGTAGAAATAGACGAAGACCAACCTAACAATTTAATCTTAGAGCATAGAGATAACTACTATGATAATGGAGCGGTAAAAGATTGGACTCAAAAATTAGCAAAAGACCGAGAACAAAACCTACAATTTCTTCCTGAAGTAACATCTAAGAAATTAAGACTTACTTACAAAGCAGACAAAGACACTCCGAATACTGTTTACACAGGAATTACTAACGAGATTTACGGACAAGTAGAATACACTTTTGATAATGAATATGTAAGAGATACCGACGTAAAAGAATTAATATTTAGTCCTACTCCTATAGTAAGAACTATTTTCGATGCGTACGTTCCTAATATTGCGGGTGCTGCTCCAAAGGTTAACATTCGTATTTTATTAGACGGCGGTTTAGCTAATTGTTTGCCTTATGATATTTACGACATTGAGTTTCCGGGTTTACCACTTGTACCTAATTTAGGAAGTTTTAACATAGGTAGTTACCCACAAGTAGGACATTTCGATAATGCGTTACTACCGACTTTTGATATAAACTTTGGAACGTGTGATTATTACTATTATAATCCTTCTACGCTCACGAATAACAATCTTTATAACTTATATTGGCGAAGAACTATAAATCAAATAAACGTTGGTAAAATGCTAACGGCGTATTTCGATTTGAACGAGTCAGATATTCAATCTTTAAAGTTAAATGATAAAATACGCATTGATAATTCGTGGTGGAATATTAATAAAATAATTGACTATAACGCTAATGATAACACGCTAACAAAAGTCGAATTAATAAGCGTAGACACCGAAATAGAATTAGTGCCATTTCAAACTGGTAATGGATTACCATTTCAAGGAAGTATAACCGAAGTAAGTAACACTTCAGTTTTACAAACGAGAACCCAAACGAGTAACGTTATTTTAGGCGATGCTAATGTTTTTGGTAGGGGTAACGTAGTAGGCGATAGTATTCGTGGAATGATTCAGGGTATCGGACAATCGTTAGAAGAAGACGGATTAGTATTAAGAAACCTACAAGTAGAAACTATAAACGGACAAAATGTATCTACTGCTTTACCTTCTTATTCTAAATACATAGCTACTATTAGTCAAGTAGGAATAAACAATCCTACGTCGTACATACTTGAAAATGATTTAGGAGATTTAGTCTTCACTCGTGCTGCCATTGGTAGATATGAAGCTACTTTAACCAATGCCTTTCCTACTCAAGGAAAAGTTTATTTAATGATTTCAAATAGTCAAGTAGATACTTATTTAAGAATATTTTGGACTTCGGTTAATACTATAGAAATACGGACACTTGATTTCACGAATACGTTAACCGATGGATTGCTTAACTACAATACTTTAGAAATACGTGTTTACCCTTAATTTAATATAGTTTATGAATCAAGTTGAAATTCCTTTAAAGGTAACGGGTATAGGCGCAATCAAAAAAGAATTGCGTGATTTAAAAGGTGAATTAGCAAATGCTACCGACCCTAAAGAAATGGCAAGACTCGCACAAAAGGCGGGTGAATTATCTGATAAATTAAAAGACGCAAACGAACAAGTAAAAAACTTTGCTACTGGTTCAAAGTTCGAACAAGTGTCTAACGGAATAGGTGGAATAAAAGACTCTATAATGAGTTTAGATTTTGAAGAAGCAGCACAAAAGGCTAAGGTTTTTCAAAGTGCTGTGTCCGGAATAAGTAGTAAAGACGTGTCTTCAGCATTTAAAGGATTGATAAGTACTGTTAGCACGTTAGGTCAAACGTTTGTAAGATTTGGAGTTATGTTATTAACCAATCCTATTTTCTTACTTGTAACAGTTATTACGGCTATCGTTGCGGGGGTTGTTATTTTCTTAAATAAGATAGGTCTTTTAGGAAAAGCATTTGATTTGTTAATGATTCCTGTAAACGCAGCTATTCAAGGTTTTAAAGATATGACTGATTGGTTAGGATTAACTGACCACGCTGGAGAAGAAGCTGCGAAAAATGAAGCTGCACGACAGGATAAACTTGCTCAATTACAAGAAGAGAAAAATGCAAGGTTAGTAGCAGAACGTGAATCACAAGAAAGATTAGCTGAAGCAATAAAAAACCAACAATTAGCACAAATAGGTTTATTAGAATCTCAAGGTAAAAGCGCACAAACATTAAAAAAGCAAGTCGCAGAACAAGAATTAGCAGAAGCTAAAATGGCTAAACAAAGACTTGAAAATTATGATAAAGGTATAAAAGTCGCAGAAAAATTAGGAATTACAATGTGGGAAGCATTAAAAACGGAAGAATCTTCTTTTGTTAATGCTAACACTAAAATAACTGAAGCTCAAACTAATTTAAATAACGTTGTTAATGACGGAATAGAAAAGTACAAAGAATATAAAAAAGCGCGTTTAGACGCTGCTCGTTCTATTAAAGATTTAGAAATAAGCTTAATAAAAGACGCTACTGAAAGGGAACTTAAAGAAAACAAAATTAAATACGATAGGTTAATAGCCGACCTAAAAACAAATGAGAAATTAAAAGCAGACGAAAAGAAAAGATTAACTGAATTGTATACTACAATACAAGCCGAAGAAGATGCTAAAATTCAAAAGAAAGCAAAAGACGAACTCTTAAAGAATGCTGAAGAACAAGCTAAAGTTCTAAAAGAAATAGAAGATGCTAAACTTGCAAAGAAAAAAGAAGCTGACGCAAAAGAGTTACAACGTCAAACTGACGCATTTACTTTAGTAGATGGCTTAAATAAAACACAATACGAAAAGGAATTACTTGCTTTACAAACTCAGTTAGCTGAAAGACTTGCTTTAGTAAAAGGAAACGCAGAACAAGAAGCTAAAGTACGTGCTGACTACGCTAAACAATCAAGGCTTTTAGAAATCGCTGAAGCTGAGAAAAGACGCGAAGCAATACTTAGTTTAGCGACTACTACAAACGAAGGATTAAACCAATTAGGGCAATTATTCATAAACGACCAAAAGAAATTAGAGCAGTTCCAAAAAGCTACGGCTTTAGTTCAAATAGGTATTGATACGGCTAAGGCTATTTCTTCTCTCGTTGCTGCTGCACAAGCGAACCCATTTAACGGAGTTTCTGCGGGTGCTGCGGGTATCGCACAATTTGCTTCAGGAATAGTTCAGATTCTAACCAATATGGCTAAGGCTAAACAACTACTTACTAATCCTACGTCTTCTCCTAATGCTGGAGGTGGCGGTTTGTCAGGTGGTGGTAGTGCAACAGCTACGGCACAAGCTACACCGGCAGTAAATCTATTCGGTCAAGGTAATCAACTTAATCAAGTTGGTGCGCCTACAAGCGTAGAAACGAACCAAAATATAACAGTACAAGCGGTAGTAAGTGAAACCGATGTGACTACTACACAAACGAAAATTGATAAAATAAAAAAGAACGCTGAGTTATGACAAGTTACCAAGCCTTAATAAATAAGATTGAAGCATTTTACAACGCACACTTACAAGTTAAAAAAGTAGGTAGTGACTTCAAAGAGCAGTTGTTTAATTTTGCTACAAAAGACGAAAAATATCCGATTATCTATATCGTCCCTATCGGAAGTACACCAACCGAAAACACGAATATATTTAGTTTAGAAATTTATTGTTTTGATATAATACAAAAAGACCGAGCAAATATTAACGTAATACTTTCGGATTGCAATCAAATCTTAGTAGACTTAGTGAACTATTTTAGGTTTTCAAACGATTACGATTTCGACATCGTTAGCGACCCTATATTTACTCCTTTAAACAACGATTTGTTAGATTATGCAGCGGGGTGGTTAATGACTTTAGATGTTGACGTATCTAATTGGACTGATTGTCAAGTTCCGTTGGATTAGAGTAACAAAACACGAATTTTAAATAATATAGTTAATGGCAAAAGCAAAGATATCACAACTTAATCCTAAAGGTTCTAATTTAAGTTCTACGGATTTATTTGAAGTTAGCGTTCAAACTGGAAGTGGGTACGATACTTATTCAATTACAGGACAAGAAATAGTAGGCGGTGTTAGTAGTGGTTTCGTTCCTTATACCGGTGCTACTCAAGACGTAGATTTAGACGCAAATAAATTAAGTGCTGAATCCATTTACATTGAAGGAACTAACGGAAACGGACATTTACACCTTAAACATCAAAACTCTGATGCTACTGCTACTGGTCAGTCTACTGCTTTATGGGCAAATAGTGACGGAGATATAAAGTGGAAAAACGATAACGATTATAAAACTACTTTAAAGACATCGTTAAACACGGCGGATAGAGTTTATACTTTCCCGGACGCTGATTGTACACTTCAAGCGCAGTTAGTTTCAGGTACTAATATTAAAACAATTAATTCTACTTCCTTAGTTGGTAGTGGGAACATCACAACTCCTGTAGGTATTCACGCTCCATTAATACCAACAAGTGGTGGATATATTAATCCTTTGATGATGGTATATCAAGGGATAACGGCTACCACACAATCTGCAAATACTTTGAGATGCTTTCCATTTATTCCAATGAAAAGTTTTACTATTGTAAGTTATTCAATAGAAGTAACAACCGCAGTTGCAAGTTCAAATATGAGAGTTTTATTTTACGATAATTTGAATGGTTTACCAAATGCTAAATTATATGAATCTACAAATATAGACACAAGTACACTTGGAGTTAAGACAATTACACAAGCATATACATTTAATGCAGGTACTATTTATTGGTTATGTTATCAGACAAGTTCAACAGTTGGAATAAGGACACATACAGCAACAGGTGGAGCATTTGCTTGGCAACAAACAGGAGCATCAAATAATTTGGTGAACAATGTTGGTTATACCTATGCTATTGGTTCTGCACCTGCTACATTAACAACGATTGGAGCAAGTTATTCTACAATCGCAATACCACATTTAATATTGAATTTATAATATGGCACAAGTAAGACACGAAATATACGACGAAAATGGACTTGTTAAAGTTGAGTTCATAGAGGTTGAAGAACAACCAAAAGACGAATTAATAGCAGAAAAAGAAGCTGAATTAATAAGAATATACGAAGAAATACAATTACTAAAAAATGGCGAGATACGCAAATAACGGAATATTCTACGTAAAGTATAAGACACGCGTAAAGATTCAAAAATTACTACAATCTTTGATTCGTGAATACGACGCTATAGATACAGGCGCATTATATGAGTCAGTTCGTATAAACGCAGAAATACCAGCTTTAGGCGAGTTGAACATTCAAATTAACGCGATGTATTACTTTGGATTCTTAAACAACGGAGCTAATTTATGGAATGGTGGTGTTATACATTCTTATGATTTCTGCGCTAAATTAACGGACTTAATGAATAGTAGTGGTGTGAGTGCTGAAATATTCGACCAATATACCGAATGGATGACGCAGCGTTATCCTTTATTACAAGTTGCTACAATTTTAGGAGAAAAGAAAAGTATTATTTACACTTTTAATCCTATAGGTGGCGAATTTTTAGGAGCGTTAACTTTTAAAGGTTAAGTTCCTTTTTCATTGATAACATATTAAACACGAATATTAACGATAAATCCGAAACTTGATTTATTTTAGTTAGGTCTTCGTTGCATATAGAATAAAGTAATCGTTCCCACGACCATTTTTTTATCTTTTTTTCTTCTTGAATTTCTTTTTTTTCTTCCGGTGTTAGGTCTTTAATATCTTCTTCGGTTTCTTCTTCGAATTCAGGTTCAAAAAGATTAGCGTAAGTCTTCATAAAGTTATCTCTAAAAGACAAGTATTCTGGAATGATTCCGTAAATATTAGGTATTGGTATTTCGTCAAATAGATATGCCCTATCAAAAGGCGAATAAGTATAAGGTTCGTAAATTGTTTCCTTCCATTCGTTCTTCTTCGTCTTTTTGTAACATACGGCAGCTATTTCTGAAATATTTTCTATGTAGTCTTTGCTAAAGAAATACTCTATATCTATAAATTCGCCTAAAGTTAGCTTGTTAAATTCCTTAAAATTCATTTTAGCGACTTCTAATTTATACTTCTTAGGTGGTTCGGAGTTTATCCAATGTAATTCCTTCATAAACTTTTGAATTTCGTCTACGTCGTAGTCTTCTAATTCTTCTGAAGGAAGTCCTGTAAGCGTAGCTAACGCTTCTATTTCACGAGAAAATAGTTCCGGTATATCTTTTAGTGTACGAAGTTCTTTAAATTGAAGAACATCTATATCATTCCACGACTTCGGTAGTAGCATTTTCAATTTGTTTAGAGAATTTTTGTCCTATGTAAACTAAATAAGGAACTGCAACGGCAGCTTTTTGTTCTCTAAATAATTTAGTTTTGTGTTTGATATGTGCTTTGTCGTAGTGTTCTACTTTCGATAAGTCAGTTCTTTTAAATAGCACGGCAATAAGTTCGCTTAGATAACCTTTGTGTTTAGAGTTAATTATTTTCTCTATTACTTTCATATCTTTTACGGATAGCTTAAATTCTTCTTCGTGTGACTTGTAGGTATATCCGTCTATTTCTATTTCTTTGATTATTTCTGCGTCAGTTTTTTGGTTAAATTCCTGTACATATTTCTTGAATGTTTCAAAGTCTACGTCGGCTTCTACCATTTCATCTTCGCTTACTCCTAAAAGTTCAAATACTTTGATATGTTTTTCGATTATATCTAAAGACGAATCGTTATGTATCTCCGTAATGTCTTCAAACTGCTGAATAGTTAACTCGTCTAACTGATTCGGGATTTGTTTTCCTAAAATTTCTATCATAATTTTTTTTAACAAATATAACACACTTTTTAATATAGTACAAAATGAGTAAAGATTTACCTATCTATAAAATCACAATCGACCCTGAATATTCCGACGGAGAAGATTTAGGCATCGAGCAAATCGCATTCACTTCAACACCGGCTATTAAAGTAAAAGGTATGGCGTTTAATCAAGCGCAATCGTTCTTTTTTGCTGACGCTACTAAATACCGAATCGTTGCACCCGCTATGATTCCAATGGAGATTTATAGACGTGACGACGAAAGCGGTGAGTATTATGTTCAATTTACCGAAGAGGTAATAGAACAAATCTACACGAAGTTTATGCGTGACTTAAACAATAGAGATTTATTTAACTTAGAACACGAAACGGAGAAAACTGTTCCCGCTTATATCCTTGAATCTTGGATAGTTGAAAAACCACGAGAAGACAAGTCGTATACAAGCTACGGAATAGAAGTGCCAAAAGGCACTTTGATGTTGACTGCTCAAGTTACCGACGTTGACTACTACGAAAAATTAGTAAAAGACGAACAAATAGGTTTCTCTATTGAAGGTTTTTTAGGTCTGAAACTAAGTAATCAAATTAAATTAAATACAATGAAGTTACCAGACGGAGAACATTTAATCGAAGGTAAAATCTACGTAGTAAAAGACGGAGAAATTATCGAGGTTAAAGAACAAGAAATGGCTGAAACTCAAGTAGAGGAAGAAGTCAAAGAAGAGGTTACTATGGCAGAAGACGTAGTAGAAGAAGAAGTAAAAGAAGAAACAACCGAAGAGCCTACTGAAGAAGTTGTAGAAGAGGCTATGGCTGTTGACCCTACTACTGACGCTGAAGCTATCTTAGCTATCGTTAAACCAATGATTGAAGAACAAGTTAATTCTTTACTTGCTATTATCGCAGACTTGAAAAACCAAGTTGAAGAGCGTATAATGGAAAAAGAAGAAGAAGAAGAAGTTATCGAAGAGGTTAAAATGTCTGCATTCGATAAATTCAAAGCATTTCGTAATACTTTTAAAAACCAATAAAAATGAATCGTAAATTAAAATTCGACTTAGACGTTGAAACTAACGCGCTTTTGTGTGCGAACCCTGAAGAGTTTTACTCTCGCGCTTATTTAACTGATACTACTGCGGATAACTTCCGTACACTTCCAGGTATCAAGTCAGCTACTAAATTAGCTAACGTAACTTTCGGTAACATCTTACAAGCATCTACTTGTAATTTCTCTGCTCCGACTGATACATTGAACGCTATCGACATCGACGTATGTCCTTTGTCAGCTATGGCACAAATTTGTCAATTTGACCTTGAGCAGTCTTTCCTTGCTTTGCAAATGGCTAAAGGTTCTAACGGAGATTTCACAGTAGCTTCTTTTATGTCTTACTATTGGGACACTATGTCAAAACAAATCGGTGAAGACATCGAATTAATTAGATGGCAAGGTGACACTGAGTCTGAAAGTGCTATTCTTTCTTTGTGTGATGGTCACTTGAAAAAACTTTGTGCCGACACAAGCGTAGAAGGTTTATATAGTGGTGCTATTGACTCTACTAACGTACTTGCTAAAATGCAAGCCGTTTGGACTGCTGCTCCTTCAACTGTTAAATTCAAAAAAGGAGATTTAAGATTCTATGTTTCTGCTAACGTAGCACAAGCATACGAATTAGCTGCTGCAACTGGTAACACTCAAACATATGTAACACTACCTTTAGGTTTGTCTTACTTAGGTATTCAGGTTATAGTATGCGAAGGTATGCCGGATAACACAATGATTTTAACTTTGAAAAATAACCTTATCTACGCATTCGATGCTGAAGGTGATTCTAAAGCGTTGAAAGCGGTTAACCTTTCTGACACAGTTGCTGAGCCGTACATCCGTACAAGAGCAAACTTGAAAGTAGGTTTCTACCATACTAATCCAACTGAAATCGTAGTTTATAACGTTTGTTTCGATTAATAAACATTATTTCATAGGTAAGGGGTGGTGA